TATGGAGCCTCATCTGCTACAGGGAATTGTGGAGCCTCATCTGCTACAGGGTATAAAGGAGCCTCATCTGTTAGTGATCCTACTGGTGTAGCGGTTGCATGGGGGCATGAGGCAAGAGCTAAGGGCTGTAAGGGAGCTCATCTTATCCTCTCTGATTGGAAATATGTAGGAGCCAGATATAGCGATGGAGATTATATGGATCCTTATGATAAGGAGAGTTGGGAGCTCACAGGAGCTAAGATGGTAGTAGTAGATGGAGAGAATATTAAAGAGGATACATACTACCGCTGTATCGAGGGAGAAATTGTAGAAGTAACAGAAGATGGAGAGATCGTAGAGGAATAATACAGAGAGTGGTACATTTTGTAAGAAAAGATGTACCACTTTTTTATATTTTCTCTAAAAATCCTCCTCAAAAGTGATTAGGTTATATATCAATTTAAAAGGGAGGTAAAAACCGTGTCAGAGGTAGGATGTGATATAGTTGAGTACCTTAAAGAGTTTCATACATCGGAGGGAAAAGCGGTAAAGGCTAGAGAGCTGTGTGTACTGTTTAATGTACATGAGAAACAGCTAAGAAACATTGTAAGCGATCTGAGGCAGAATGGAGAGGCTATATGTAGCTCTACTTATGGTTACTGGTACTCCAGAGATCCAGATGATATATCCACTACCCTAAGCAGGTTAGTAGGGCAAGTGGATAATATGCAGAAAGTAATAGCAGGATTAAACAGGATCTTACAGGAGGTGCAGGATGAGCAAAAGGAGAATTAGAAGAAAGAGGAGAGCCAGAGTAAAAATATTGCCTTTAATACTGGTAGGAGCGGTAATAGCAGGAGTAATTACTGTGATAATGAGTGTAAATCTAAAGGGAGCAGATAAAGAGCCTCCTACTGAGGAGATTTATATTACGGAAACTCTACAAGCTCCGCAAGCTGAGAACACAGAGCCAGTAACGAAAACAGAGCAGGAGGCAAAGCTGGAGCACGATCTTAATTATACATATCCGTATAATACGATGAGTGCAGACTGGGGATCAGAGGTATACGAGGATGGATTTAGATATTATGAAATCCAGCAAGAGTATAAGGATGCTGGAGGATGTTTTCCAGAAATAGTACAGGTTTACCTCTGGTGTGAGTGTAAAGAGTGCGGAGTAGATTATTATACGGTACTAGCCCTCATAGAGAGGGAGAGCGGTTATCACTGGGATAAGGTAGGAGATAACGGAAATAGTAAGGGCTATATGCAGATATACGAGAAATGGCATACAGAGCGGATGGAGGCGGAGGGAGTAACAGATCTCTTTAATCCATATCAAAATATCAGAGTAGGGCTTAACTGTTTAAGAGAGATACAGGATAAGTACTTAGCATCCAGCGGAGAAAATTGTGTACTCATGGTATATAACATGGGAGAGAGCGGAGCTAAAAAGCTGTGGGCTAAAGATATTTATAGCTCAGCATATAGCAGAGAGGTAATAGCAAGAGCACAGGAATTAAGACAGGAACTAACACAGGAATAATCCAGGATCAAGCAGGAGTATAGGAAAAACTATACTCCTTTTTTCTTGTTAAAAGGGAGGTACACGATGTTTAAGGTAGGCGATGCCATTAAGTGGATGTGTCCTCTGGATAATGATTATACCTATGGAGAGATTACAGCTCTTAGAAAGAGTGTAGCTACAGTAAAAGGCACTGGGTTATACAGCGGTATTACAGCGGAGGTACACCTAAGATACATAGAAAAGCTAATGAGAGGAGGCGGTAGCGTTGGGAGCGATTGTAAGAAATGTAGTAAACGATCAATTACTAAGGCTGAGCTATAAGGATCCTAAGAATATAAAGAGATTTTTGAGAAACTGGGGAGGCTTAGAGGGCTTAAGTGAAAAAGGAGATACAGTAGCTACCTGTATCCTCACAGATCTTAAGACAGTAACAGCTATTGATCTGGATAAATACCATAAAAGCGATAGAGCAGAGTTTACTAAGGCGTACAGAAAAGGAAAGTTAAGCCACTATCAGTATATGAGTATAGCGTATGTGCTGGTACTGGGATATACACAGGATGAGTTAGCGTTTGTAATGGGCGTGGATCGTAGTGTTATCAGTAAAAATATTGACAGTGGGGTTAAAAAAATACAGAGAGAGCTTAAGGCGTATCTGGAGGAGGATTAGATGAGTTTAATAAAATGTGGAACTGATGAAAACGGATCTTACATAGAATTGAGAAAACCGAGAGGAGAAACTCCTCCATGCTTTATAGATGAGTGCGGAGTAGTACACGATACCATAAGGATTTATGAGTATAAGGCGGTAAGGAGTAAAGAGATCTCCACAGATAGCAGGTGTGTAATGTGTGGAGAGATAATACCAGAGGGAGCTATGGTGTGTAAGAGATGCAGAGAGGCGGTGGATGAAATTGAGTAAGTGGTTAAGAGAAGAAGATGAGGCGGATAAGTGGTTAAGAGAGCACGATCCTTATTATTTAGATAAATCAAATTTTAAGAGAAAGCATGAGGATAGACCTTACGAAACTCCTAAGCAGGAGGCTAGGAGGAGAGATATGGAGATACCGTTTAGTAGCTTATCTCTTAATCAGAGTAAAGAGGCTGGTATAGAATACAATAAGTATTAGGGCTGGTTATGCACGTTTTTAGAGGTTTTGTGGGCTTGTTATATGTAACAGATAATCTCCATTGAAATTCTGTAAAAAGTACAGAGTAATTACATGGTAAATGAAAATCATAATGAAATTAAGGAGGATATGAGAAATGGAGCAAAAGGATTTACAAGTAAAGTACACTGATCCGCTGGATCTGATCCCTTATGAGAATAACCCTAGAATTAACGATTATGCAGTAAAAAAGGTTATGGAGAGTATTAAGGAGTACGGATTTACTAATCCGATTATCGTAGATGCAGATATGGTTATCATCGCAGGGCATACGAGGAGAGAGGCTAGTATCTTAGCAGGGCTGGATAGAGTACCATACATAGTAAGAGATGATCTCACTCCAGAGCAGGTAAAGGCTTACCGTATTGCAGATAATAAGCTGGCAGAGTTAAGTAACTGGGATGATGAGTTACTCAAAAAAGAGTTATTTGAGTTACAGGCGGTAGATTATTCCTTAGAGGTAATGGGCTTTACAGAGATAGATCTTAAAGAGATCTTTACAGAGAAAGAAGTACCTAAGGAGAAAAAGAAGAAAGAGGAGAAAACTACTTTACCTATGCTCCGTTTCGGATCCAACAGTGTAAGGATTACAGAGGATGAGCTGGTAATGCTTAGCAATAGATACAATGAGTATGTAGAGTGTACTCCAGATGAGGGCTTTATTACATGGCTACTAAAGAGAGGCTTATAGTAAAAACATCTTACATGGATGTGCTGGAGAAGATGCTGAGAAAGAGAGGCGTAAAAGTGGTTATGAGCGGTGTAAGAGAAATGACCTTAGCAGAGGAGATAAGAAATCTGGCAGATCTGGGAGTAGATCAGAATGTTATAGATAGAATGACACAGAAATATAACAAGATGCTTACAGATCATGGAAATACCTGTAATAAGATCCGAGATGAAGTATACAGAGAGGTAAGAGGCGTAAAGGCGGAGCTGGCGGAGAAAGAAACTATCGTAAGAGTATTAACAACTCATATAAGAGAGAAAGAGCTACTGTAAGAGGTAGCTCTATTTAATTTCATTCTCCTTACTGAAATTCCTATGAAATGAGGAAAAGGCGGAGGAGGGCGGAAAAGAGGCTTAAATAAAGCAATAATACTAAATAAACATATAAGAGTAGTTAATGTAATAACACAAAGAAAAAGAAAAACTAATTTCAGTACTATAAAAGAAAACATAGTAAGGAAGATAGATAGAAAGAAAATAGAGGGAATTAACGGACAAATACAGGAATGTAAGTAAAACTGTAGAAATTCCCTCCTATTCACAAAGAGCAAAGAAAATAGCCTCATAAGAGAGGAGAAAGGAGGCGGAGTAATGCCTAATACATTGAGTAAAGAGAATGAGCTCCAGAGAAAAGCCTTTGAGCTGTATTATGGCTTAGGAGATAAGAGATCCCTTAGAGCGGTAGCAGAAACCATAGGGAGAACGGAGAGAACGGTAGCAGGTTGGAGCAGGGCTTTTAACTGGGTAGCCAGAGTAACACAGAGAAATATAGAGAACGCTCAGAACAGTAACGAGGCTAAGATCACAGCGGAGCTAACGGATGTACGGACTAAGTACCGTATCCTTATCAATAACCTTATGGCTGATTTTAGTAAGGATATTGCACAGGGCAAGGTAAAAGTAAAGAATATTAACGATTTTGAGAGGCTTGTTAAGCTGGATATGCTCCTTATGGGAGAGGCTACAGAGCGTGTAGAGCGTGGCGGTACACAGGAACTCTCACAGGATGCTAAGGATCGCTTAGATGAGATCGCTCAGCTTATGAAAAGTGTTAAGAAGTAGTGCAGATTGCACAATGGGTATAAGGTTTTTCTCTAGGGAAAATACAGAGCCCTTTGTAAGAATTGCACAAAGAAAAAGAAAAAAGGTAAGTAAGTCTAACTTTTTAAGGTTTATGTGATTATGTTACTTATCAAACATAAGGAGGTAAGCATAATATGAGTAATGCTATTAACCCAGAACACTATAACAGATTGAACCCACAGCCTAAGGATGTAATCAGAGCGTGGGGCTTAAATTTCAACTTAGGGAGTGCTGTAAAGTACATCTCCAGAGCAGGGCATAAGGATGATATTGTACAGGATCTTAAGAAAGCACAGGAGTTTATCCAGTTTGAGATTGATGCTATCGAGGGAGCTAGAGCGGAGAGAAAAGATAAGCCTAAGCATGAGGATTTTATGGATGCTATGTTAAGAGGTTTGTTTGGAGGCTCTGTAGGACATATCGAGATCACAGGCAAGAGAAACGGTAAGACCGATGAGGAGATTGCTGAGATCGTAGATAAAACCATTAAAGATATTATCTCTGGTATGGCAGGAGTAGAGCTGGAGGAGATCAAAGAGGGAAACGGATACACGGAGGTACATATTACAGGTAATGCTAATCCGATTGAGGTAAGAGAGTACATTGAGCGAGAGCTTAAGGATCGCTTAGCTATGGTACTGTAAGGAGGGCTTTATTATGCAGAATATTAGTTTTACACATAAATTAGAAGTATGCAAAAGCGGATGTGCTCATTACGATGTGGCTGTAGGAGATGTAGTAGAGGTATGCTATGATAATCACAGTCTTTCTGGAGGATATACTGTGGGAAGAATAGTAGAGATAGGGTTAAATAGTATTACTGTAGACAGCTCTAGTAAACATCATTCTGATGTAATTCCTATTGAGATAAATGATATTACTGATATTAAAGTTATAAATAGGAGGGCATAAGATGAGAATTGTAGATGCAGGATATGAGATCTTAGATCCCCTCAATGGAGAGGAAATCTTAAAGAAGATCGAGAGAGTAGCCAGAGTATGTTATAAGAGTGAGGATAAGATCACGGAGGGATCCGCTGAGAAGATGGTAAGAGCTCTCATTAAGAGTAATCACATGGCGATGCTGGAGCACTACTCTTTTAGTGTAAAGTTTATCTGTGATAGAGGCGTATCCCATGAGATTGTACGCCACAGAGTAGCCAGCTATGCACAAGAGAGTACAAGATACTGTAATTACAATAAGAGCGGAGATGTAGCTTTTATCCGCCCTGTATTCTTTGCAGAGGATACTCCAGAGATGGATAATTGGGTAGAAAGCTGTATGAGAGCAGAGAAAACCTATAATTATCTGATTAGTGAGGGAAGAACTCCACAGGAGGCAAGATCTGTATTACCTAACAGCCTCAAAACAGAGGTAGTAATGACAGCTAACCTTAGAGAGTGGAGGCACTTCTTAAGCCTCAGAGCTTGCGGATCTACAGGAAAGCCTCATCCGCAGATGTTAGAGGTAGCAGTACCGCTCTTAAAGGAGCTTAGAGAGAGAGTACCTGTGGTATTTGATGATCTGGAGCCTATGGAGTGGGAAACAGTTAAATAAAGGCAGAGGTTAGGGAGGGAGAGCTGTAAAAGGCTCTCCTTTTCAGTTAGGAGGATTATATGATTATCTTAGTAGGGATCGGATGCTTTATGGCAGGAGCAGTAGTGGGAATTGTTATGATGAGCCTTTGTGTGGCAAGCCATAACAGTAGCTTAGAGCTGGAGAACAGGCAAAAGGAGGATAAAGAGTAATGCAGATAGTAAGCGGAGATATAACCAGAGATATTACTGGAGAGATTGTATATCTTAAGGCATATAAGCAGATGGTAGGAGAGGTAACAGGGTATAGCACTGAAAAGGGTACAGCTACAGTAAAGCTCTGTGATACAGGGCTGGAGATAACCGTATCTTTAGATGATATTGAGAGTACAGGCAGTACACAGCCTCACAGAGCTTTTAATAGTGAGGTACATATTTTAGGAACCAGATACAGTATCCGTATCATAGATGAGGATGATTACAGATATGATAGAGAGGCGGATGGATGGTGTGATCCTAGTGTAAAGGAGATCCTCATTTTTAACTATAAGCAGAGTGCAGAGAGTGTAAAGGATCTGATAGCATATCAGAAAAAGGTACTCCGCCATGAGATAGTACACGCTTTTCTCTATGAGAGTGGTTTATGGCAAAATGCCTACGGTAGTAAGTGCTGGGCTAAAAATGAGGAGATGATAGATTGGATGGCTATACAGATCCCTAAGATCCAGAGAGCATATAAGGAGGCGTACTGTGATGAGTGATTTAGGAAGATGCAAACATACACTCTATATCCTTAAGCATAAGCCAGAATATACAAAAGGCTGGGGCTGGAGGTGTAGATACTGTGGTAGGACTTATAAAGACCTCAGAGAGGAGGCAGAGTATAAGGAGCGTGAGAGGAGGAGTAGAACATGGTAGCAGGATTATTAAAGCTGGTATTTATTCTCTGTACCATAGCGGTAGTAGGATTATCGGTAGTAGATACTCTCTGGTTTAATGCTATGCCAGAGAGTAACCGTTATAAGAATGTACAGGCGTTTAATGTGGTTACGCTGTGGATCGTAGCTATAGTACTTATTATCAAACTGGTAACGATGTAGGGAGCTAACAGGCTCCCTTTTATTATGCGTAGAAAGGAGGTTAGGCGGATGTGTTAGATTATAAAGTAGTATCCCTAGTAGAGAATAAGCTAGGGGAGGTACAGGATCAGAGAGAAAGAGATGCTATGATAAAGTACCTCATACAGGAGGCAGATTTTGAGATAGCGTATTATCTGGTATGCACCTACATTACTAAGAGAAATGTAATGGATCTCCATAAGAGTATTATCTCTAACATATCGAATAGTAAGAGCACGCTGGATCTAGCCCCTAGAGGTTTCGGTAAAAGTACTGTAGGCGATGTGGATTATTGTATTACAAGGATCCTCAGAGATCCTAATATCCGTATTATGATAGGATCAAAAACACAAACACAGGCGGAGGCGTTTCTTAAAGAGGTTCGTACTCACTTTGAGCAGAATGAGGATCTTATTAGGATTTTCGGAGATTGGAAAACCAGTAAGGATAATGTGTGGAATGATAGAGAGTTTACTGTAAATAAGCGTAGCATTATTAAGAAAGAGGCTACTCTAACAGCACTAGGAGCCTCTGGAGCGGTTATTTCTAAGCACTTTGATGTAATTATAGGCGATGACTTAGTAGGGCTGGAAAATGCCAGAACAGAAAAGCAGAGGAGTAACCTTAAGGAGTGGTTTTATAGCTCTCTTTTTCCTACACTGGAGCCAGATGGAGAGATCCATATACTGGGTACACGATATAACCCATTGGATCTGTATGAGGATCTGATAAAGAGTAAGGATTATGTGGTAAATACCCAGAGAGCTATAAGAGTGGTAAACGGTAAGAAAGTATCTCTCTGGGAGGAAAAGTTTAGCTTAGAGAGGCTGGAGGCTATTCTTAAGCAATCTGGTAAGATCATTTTCAATATGCAGTATCAAAATGATACAGAGCTGGCAAAGGGTAAAATCTTTAAGGCTCAGTATTTCAGATATTACGAGGAGTACAAGATTGACTATGATTTTCAGACCGCTAAGGTACGAGTTAAAACAGAGGATGGTATAGATCAGTGGATCAAGGTAAGGCTTTGTTTTGGATGCGACTTAGCAATATCTGAGAAAGAGCAGGATAAAGGAGATTATTTTGTACTCATGGTAATAGGGGTAGATGCAGATCACAATGTATATGTACTGGATTATGTGAAAGAGAGATTAACCTTTAATACCCAGCTTAATACCATTATTGACTACGGTAGAAATAAGTTTCCGATGGTGGAGAGAATAGGCGTGGAAACGGTAGCCTATCAGAAATCCTTAGCACAGGAGCTTAGGAGATTATCCTTACTCCCTATTATCAATATCAATACCTCTAAGGACAAAGTAACAAGAGCTATGAGGAGATCGGCTAACTTTGAAAATCACAAGGTATATTTCAGAGAGGGTATGGATGATCTGGAGGAGTGCTTACTGTTATTTCCAGAGGTGGATCACGATGATTTATTTGATGCTTTAGATTTTGCTATGACTATGGCAGATGGCGGTAATGAGATCAGAGTACTTAAAAGAGAAGATTTTAGAATTTAGTGTAAAAGCCCTAATAAGTGAGGGCTTATTTTTATGCAGAAAAGGAGGATATAAGCAATATGGCAGAGCTTAGCAGACCGATAGACAGAGAGTTTAATGTAGAAGTTGAGGGAGGCAGATTTAGCACCAGTTTTCTTAATGATCTGGTAGATACTCATGTAAATAAGATCGCTCCCAGATATGTAAAGTTTCAAAAGCTGTACGAGGGTAAGCATAAGATCCAGAACAGACCGAGAAAAGATAAAAACAAGCCTAATAACAAGCTGGTAAATGACTTTTTCGGACAGACGATTGATAACACAGTAGGTTATTTTCTGGGTAATCCTATTGTACTTAACTATACAGAGCCTAAAAAGGATAAGGCACCTGTAGAGACAGATCCAGCGGATGTAGGAGTAGACCTTACAGAGCTGGAGGATACAGCGGTACAGGATGAGTTAGATAAGATCTGTAGCGATAACGATAAAGACGATCTTTTTATAGAGTGGGGTAAGGAGGCTATGATTAAGGGCTTATCCCATATCTTAGTATATCAAGATGAGGAGAGCCATACTAAGATGATGAGAGTATCCCCAGAGGATCTTATTGTTGTGTATAAGAATAGCTCCACAAAGGAGCCAGCCTATAAGATCCGCCTGTATGATATTGATACAGAGGATACTAAAAAAACTACCCACTATGCAGAGGTGTATAGCCCTACTAAGATAGAAACTTTTAAGTGTGTAGATGATGGATCCTGTGGGGCTACAGGTAAGGGCAAGGCTAGACAGTTTGCAAGCTATGAGTTTGTAAAAGAGGAGCCTCACATTTTCGGTAGGATCCCTATTATCACTGTTTATAACAATGAGGAGCAGATGAGCGATCTTGAAAAGATAGAAACTCTTGTAAATGATTATGATAAGGTGCTCTCCGATGTGTCTAATGAGTTTGAGGCATTTAGAAACGCCTATTTAATGCTTAAAAACATGACAGCGAGTGGGGATAATATTCAAAAACTCAAAGATGAGGGCATTATTGAGGTAATGGAGAATGGAGATGTTAAATTTATCACTAAGGAGATCCAGACGGAGGCACTAGAGAACCATCTTAACAGGCTGGAGAAGAATATCCACAAGTTTTCCGCTGTACCAGATCTCTCAGATGAGAACTTTGCAGGAAATCTTAGCGGTGTAGCTATCAGATTTAAGCTCTTTGGGCTGGAAACTAAGTGTATTATCAAAGAGAGAAAGATGGAAAAGGCTATAAAGGAGCTGGTAAGAGTGCTTAGTGTGCCTATCCGTGTAAATACAGGGCGTGAGGTGGATGTACTTAACCTCAAAGTGGAGTTTAGTAGAAATGTACCTAACAATCTTACAGAAATTGTAGATACAGTAACTAAGCTGGATGGAAAAGTGGATAAGGAAACGCTCCTCAGCTTACTCCCATTCATTGATAACCCTAAGGAAGTGCTGGAAAAGCTGGAGGCAGATAAGGAAAGAGATAGACAGAGTACAGATCCTTACTCTATGCAGAATGTTACAGAGGATAGCAATAATTTATTCCCTAACCTTAACGCACAGAATAGCCCACAGGAGGCTTTAAATGCACAGGGGGCTACAATTCCTCAGCCAGAACAGTAAAAGGGCTATATGAGGCTGTAAGGAGGTGTAAAGAGTGGCTAATGTAGGATATGTAAATAAAGAAGTAGCGAAAATGTACGGTATCCCATACTCAGAGCTTACTCCAGAGCAGAAAAAGATCCTCCATGAGGACAGTGTGAGGAGAGCTAAGCTCATTAAGGAGCGTGAGGAGGCAGTACTTAAAAATAATCTCAAAGCGTTTGAGGATGAGGCTAAGATGGAGAAAGTCTTAGCCTCTATTTATGCTAGTTGTCAGAAAGAGATCCTTGCCAGTGTAACAGAAACCATAGCAAAGGTTAAAAAGGCTGGAGGAGATTGGAGCTATGCTAATCAATCAGCACTCACACGGAGTAGAGGATTATTTGAGCAGATCGGAGAGCAGATAAAAGCCTTAGGACAGAAAGAGCAGATTACCTTTAGGCAGGGGCTTAGTAATATCTATACGGATCAGTTTTTAAGGCAAGTGTACGATCTGGGGCAGAGCATAACGGTAAAGGCTAATTTTAACAGGCTTAATCCAGCTCTGATACAGAAAACCTTAGATTATCCGTGGAGCGGTGCTATGTTCTCAGATAGGCTCTGGCAGGATAAGGAGAGGCTGGGTAGAAATCTCCGTGTAGGACTTACTCAGAGCATGATCTTAGGAGAGGGAATACCTCAGATCACGGATAGGATCAATAAGGGCATAGATACAGCTAGATATAATGCTGAGAGGGTAGCAAGGACAGAAACAAAGAGAGTTACTTACTGTGCTCACGATGATGTATATAAAGATACTGGAGTAGAGGAGCTTAAATACCGCTGTGCTAATGGTGGAGATAGTAGAACTTGCCAGTATTGCAGGGCGGATAATGGTAAGGTATTCAAAAGGGGAGAGGAGCCTACTCTCCCACGCCATCCTAACTGTAGATGTGTGTATATTCCTGTAGTAAGTGATACCTTTGAGGATAATGAGCTTAACGAGCTTACAGGATCCGTTAGAGGTGCTGAGAACTATGAGAAGTGGAGAGAGGCAGAGGCTAAAAAGCAGGAGGAGGTAAAAATTGTAGAAAAGGTTAATACAAAGACAGTAGAGAAAGAACTTAAAGAAAATCCTACTCCTGTACCAGAGCAGATTAAGCTCACAGATTATCCACAGGCTTTTTATGCAACTAAGCCAGAGGCTAAAAATACACAAGCTCTATTAGATTATATGAACTCTAAAACATCCACAGATCCTAATGTGGTAGCACTATATACTAAGATGGATAAATTGTGTGATGGGCTATCCGATGAGGTAGTATTAAAGGTAACACATGGGGAGCACAGGGTTAAGAGATCGTGGAATAAAAATTTTGATTATGTTGTGGATGTGGGTATCCCTAAAATAAATCCTAATTATATCGGCACCTATGATACTAACCTACATGAGGAGATGCACTTTTTAGATATGCTGATAACTGTTAAGGATAATAAGGATAAACTACCTAGCAATATGTTTTCACAGTCTTATAAACCTCTTGTAGAGGCGTTTGATAAGGCTACTCCAGTTATCGGAGATAAGGCTAAAAAGCTCTTTGAGGATTTTGCTAAAGAGTGTGATATAATATATAAAGAGAAACAAGAAGCCTTTGATATACAGCATGAGAAACTTAAGGAGCAGTATAGATCTGGAGTGATTGATTGGAAAAAGTACAACAGCCTTTTTAAGAAGTTGCAAAAAGAGGTTAATGAGGAGGCGGATAATAAGCGTAGAGCTCTCTTTGGAGGCGGAGTATCTGGATTACAGGATATTTACGATGCAGTAAGTAAGGGAACTTTTAGAGATACAGGACAAGTTACATACGGTCATGGATCCGCTTATTATACAGATAGGCGTAGGACTAATCCTAATTGCTCAGAGAGTTTAGCTAACTATGCCTCTCTTTGCGTAGGACATCCAGAGCTTATAGATATTTTAGCGGAGGATTATCCAGAGATTGTAACAGCATTGAGAGGGTGTGTAGAGGCTATGTTAAAGGAGGTGCCTAAGTAATGGAGGAGAAGAAAATACAGATCATGGATCTTTTATCTTATGCTATCAGTATTCCAGAGATGAAATATTTTAATCTGGATAGTGATGAGCTCTTAGATGAAAAGATAGAGGTACTTACTCAGATTAAAGAGGGTAAGACGATAGCAGAGATCCCTAACTTTTATAAAGTGCTGGAGGATCTACCAGAGGATGATATGTGGGATTAACTCACAGGAGAGGCTAACAGGTGTAAAAACTTGTTAGCCTCTTTTTTTTTTGTTTAAAAATAAATTTTTACTGATTGTAGAAATGTTGAAAGATATATGTAAGTACTATGTATTTTTGTTCGTGTTTTTATGTAAAAAAGTTCGTATTTCGTTGAAATCAGTACACTATTCTTATGTTTTTGTGGGCTTGTTATATGTAGAAACAGTAGGGATATTTTGCAGATAACTTACGAGGGATCAGCATTATATAACTCATTTTAAGGAGGATAACAACTATGGCAGATGTAAACACAAACACAGCTACACAGACACAGGAGCAGGGTAACGGTACCCAGACTAATACCACAGCTAACGCTAACACTACTGGAGCAGGTGCAGATAACACTCCTAAGGTAAAGACAGAGGAGGAGATCAGAGCAGAACTCCAGAAAGAGTATGAAAAGATGGCAGATAAGAGAGTAACGGATGCTATCAAGAAAAAGGAAAAAGAGTGGGCGGATAAGCAGGCTAAGGAAAAAATGACAGAGGATGAGCGTAGACAGGCGGAGGAGCAGGAACGCTTACAGGCACAGGCTAAGAGAGATCTGGATCTTACTATCAAGGGCTTAAAGCTGGATGTAGTAGATGCAGTACAGGAGATGGGGCTGGATGCTGGCTTTAGAAATCTTATCGCTGTAGAGGACTTAGCAACTATCGTAGATGAGGATGAGCGTAAAGCTAAGCTCACAGAGAGAGTAAAGGGTATGAAAAAGCTCTTTGATGCTGAGGTAGCTAAGGAAGTTACAAAGGCTAAAGCTGAGTTTCTCAAAGGTACTACACCTACTACAGGTACAAGTACAAAGAACACGGAAAAGGATACCTATAACAAGGCTAAAAAGGCAGGAGATGTTAAGGGTATGCTTGATGCAAAATTTTATGCCACAGAGGAAACAGATTAAGAAAATAGGAGGTAAATAACGATGGCAGAAATGGTAAAAAGAAAAAAGTTTCTTGATGGAGAGGTATTAGATCTTAGTGAGCAGATTGCTCTTACATCTCCTACAGATACTCCACTCTCTACTCTTATTTTAGGTAGAGGAGCTGTAGTACCAGCAAAGGATATTACAGTAACATGGAGAGAGCGTAAACTCAACGAGGATAAAGGTACTCTTAAGTTAGAGGGTGCTGAGGCAGGAGAGGTAATTACTTCTACAAGAGGATCACTCTCTAACGTGTGTCAGATCATTGAAAAGGTAACACAGGTATCTGGTACAGCACAGGCTCTTAATCCGCTTGGGATTGGTAACAGCTTTACCGCAGAGGTCAATGATCGCTTAGTAGAAACTAAGAGAGATATGGAGTGGTATTTCCTTAACGGTACAAAAACGCTGGAGCAGGATACTACACCTAGACAGATGAACGGATTACTTAACTTAGTAAACACTGAGAATGTAATTGATGCTACTGATACAGGACTTACTGAGGATCTTCTCTTAGATGCCTTACAGAAAATGTGGGATCACGGAGCACAGGGAGAGTATTTCACTTTCGTTAATGCTACAGTAAAACGCCTTATTAACAAGTTAGCTAAGAGTGGGGATAACATCCGCTTTGTTAAGGGCGATGAGGGCGTAGGTAAGGCTTTTGGTGTTACTTACAATCGTTTTGAGAGTGATTTTGGTGTGCTTAACATGGTACTTAACCGTCATGTAAAAGCAGATGCTCTCTTAGCTGTAGATCTGGAGCAGGTGCAGATTGCAGAGCTTAGACCTACTTTCTATGAGGATCTTCCTAAGGGCGGAGATTACGAAAAAGGTCATATCATCAACGAGAGCACAATTAAGCTCCTTAATAGCTATGCTGGAGCTAAGATCATTAACATTTCAAAATAAGCAGGAGGTAAATAGTTATGGCAACTACAGCAAAGACAGAAACAGCTAAGGTATACAAGTTTGTTTCTCAGAATAAATTTTTGACTTGTACAGCCCTTAATATCCAGTTTATGGATGGAAAGGCAGAAACTAAGGATCTGGCAGTAGCTAAAGAGCTGGCTAAGATTGATGGGGTACAGTTAGTAGAGAAATAAGGAGGGATCTCCTATGGATAGCTTAGAGCGTTGTAGGATCCTCTGTGGAATATCGGAGGATAACACAAAAAAGCTGGGGCTATTAACAGTGCTCTTAGAGAAAGCAAGAGAGGATATAGAGGCATTTTGTAGAGATACCTTTATAGAGCCTCTTACTAACAATGAGGGTATTATTACAGGGTATACCGATGTATTCCCTAAACAGCTTAAGAATGTGCAAGAGGATTTAGCTATCCAGAGATTTAGAAAGCTGGGGGCTGAGGGGGAGAGCTCTTATACCTTAGCGGATGAGAGTATAGCCTTTGATGATCCATTACCTGTATCAGTAGAAAAAAAGCTGTACCCATACCGCCAGTTATTCCCTAGATCCTATATGCTGGATGATCCAGTAGGCGGATATAAGGAGGGCTAAGGTATGCAATTTCTCTATGATAAGCAAGTGGTAGTAAAAAGATACTCCTCAACTTTAGGAGAGTTTAATCGCCCTAATAAAACTCTTGTAGAGGTTGGTACTTATGAGTGCCATACCGCAGAGAGTAGTACTACCACAGCACAGCTCCAGCCACAGAAAAAGAATACCACAGATCTTACACTCTACACAGATCCAGAGGCTCCTATCAAAAGGGGAGATATTTTATATATCTATGAGTTGGATGAGTACGATAAGCCTATTATGAGTACGGAGTTTAAGGCTATTGCAGATAAGCCTTATAAAAAGCGTACTCAGCTCATTGTATCGCTCCTCAGCGAGGAGGAGGTATAGTGGAGGGCTTTACTATCGAGGGCTGGGATGATTTTGTAGAGAACTTTAGTAAGTTTGTGGATAAATGGGCGGATAAGAAAAAGATCCTCCTCCAGAGGATGGCTAATATCTATCATGGCGAGGTTATACCTCATGTGCCAGTAGATACCTCACGGTTAGTAGATAGTATTACCATTTTCGGAGAGGGGATACCTCACGATTTTGTAGAGGTGGGAACTAATGTAGAGTATGCTCTGTATGTAAATGATGGTCATGTACAGCATAAGAGATTTTTACCAGCGGATAAGCTGAGTGTAGGAGGAAAAGCTAAATACCTTAAGAACAGGAACCAAAAAGGGATCATGTTAAAAGAGAGCTATGTAAATGGCTCTTTTTTTATGGAAAAAGGTATGCAGGATGCTAAGCCCAGACTTAACAGGCTGGTAGAGAGCTTTTTACAGCAAATAGGCAGAGAGATAGAGGGGGGTAGCTTATGAGATTGCTTAATAGCGTATGCAGGGTTATAGCCTCCGCTTATTCTGGGGTGCCAGTGCATATAGAGGAGGTTCCTAATAACTTTGAGCGTAACAGCTTTTATGTAACGCTGGCTACAGGCAGTAGCGAGCTAAAAAATATCAATGTGTATGAGGATGATCCGATATTTCAGATCGTTTACTTTGCAAAAAGAAACGAGGCTAATCAAGTGGTAGCGGAAAGGCTCTATGAGGTAAAGGAGGAGCTTAAAAGGCTTTTCCTCCTTAAGAGGGTTGTACCTGTAATCCCTTTAGCTGGAGTTAAGGAAAAGCCTAGATATGCAAAGATAGAAAATTACTCCGATGATGTGAGGGTTAGTGAGGGAGCTTTATATGTAAAGATTACTCTCAACTTTACAGAGGATGTACCTGTAGAGGATAACTATGAGCTTATCGGAGATGTGGATATTGAAACAAAGACAGTAACAAACGGATAGGAGGTTAAACAGAATGGGATTACCAGATATTATTATTGAGTTTTCCAAAAAGGCAGTAACAGCCATCCAGAACGGATCTACAGGCATTGTAGGTATTATGCTTAAGGATGCCAAAAACAAGGGGGCTATGGTGCTCCGTAGTGTGGATGAGATCCCTACTGGAGATAGTGCTTTTAGTGCAGAGAATACCGCTTATATTGAGAGAGCGTTTATCGGCTCTCCATCTAAGGTAATTATCTACACGATGGATACAACAGCAGAGAGTTACGATGAGGCTACAAAGTATTTTGCTACACAGAAAGTAAATTACATTGTAGGAGCTCCAGATCTTACCACAGAGGAGGCTACTAAGCTGGCTACATGGGTTAAGGGTATCAGAAAGAACTCTGTACGCAGACCTGTAGCAGTACTCCCTAAGACCGCTGGAGATAGCGGGGGCGTTATTAACTTTGAGGTAGTAAACAGCTCCGCTACAGATAAGATCGAGGTAGGAGAAAAGCAGTACACAGAGGCGGAGTACTGTAGTAGAATTGCTGGCTTATTAGCTGGCTTAGATCTTAGAGTATCCGCTACCTATAAGCCTCTTACTGAGGTAACAGCTATCCCTCTGGTAGATAGTGATGAGGAAGTAGATACCGCTATTGATGCTGGTAAGCTCACTCTCTATAACGATGGAGAGCGTGTTGTAATTGCAAGAGGTGTAAACTCCCTCACTACAGTTACAGAGGTAGAAACAGCGGATCTCCAGAAAATCAAGATCAACGCTATACAGGATCAGATTGAGGGAGATATTTACAGCACTATTAACAAGAGCTACATCGGTAACTACAGTAACTCTTATGATAATAAGTGCTTACTGATTACAGCTATCAAGGGCTACCTTAGAGGGCTGGAGGCTACAGAGGGCGGTAAGGGCTGGCTTAAGGCTGATAGCTCTACTATGGAGATCAATGTAGCTAAGCAGAAACAGTACTTAGAGAGTATCGGAGTAGATACCTCTGAGATGGATGAGCAGGCTATTAAGGAGGCTAATACAGGCTCTCATGTATTCCTTAAGGGTACTATCTCTATCTTAGATGCTATCGAGGATGTAGATATTTTCATCAATAAGGATTAAGGAGGTAATTACAGATGGCAGTAGAAACAAAGCGAATTTGTAACGGTACCTTTGGAGAGCTCTGGTTAGATGGAGACTATGTAGGAGAGTGCTATAAGGCACAGGCAAAGGTAGAGTTTACAAAAGAGGAGATTAAACAGTGCGGTACTTTCTTCACTGATAACAAGGTTGTCGGATGTAAGGGTACAGGATCTCTCACTATGCACAAGGTAAATTCCAGAATGGCTATTAAGGTAGCTAACATGGTTAGAAATAAGCAGGATGTACGCTTTACGCTTATCAGTAAGTTAGCGGATCCAGATGCTTACGGTGCAGAGCGTGTATCTATCACAGGAGTACAGATGGATGATCTTACTCTCTTTGATTGGGAGGCTCAGAAACCTCTTGAAACAGAGGCTCCGTTTACCTTTACAGGGTACGAGTACTTAGATCAGATTACTCCTCAGTAAGAGTTATAAGAGTGCAGTTTGGGGAGGGTAAAACCTCCCCTTATTTTTATTATATGAAAAATTAAGGAGGGCTATACAATGGCTACAAAGAATGTAAATGCAGAGGCAGTACAGGCAGAGGAAACAGAAAAGAAAGAGGCGGTTAATATCTTAGATCTCCTCTTAGGCTCCGATGTAGGAGAGATTAAGCTCCCTACTAAGGAGGTAGAGATTACCAGATTATCACAGGTATACGGTGCTCCGTTTATCCTCACAATTAAGGCGATTACTCCAGCTAAGTTTGAGGAGATACAGGATATGAGCATTGATGTAAAGGGCAAGGATGCAGATATTGATATTACCCAGCTCCAGCTCTTTACAGTAATTGAGGGTGTAGTAGATGCTACAGGTGCTCCGATGTTTAAAAACAAGGAGCTTATGAGTAAGTTTAAGGTATCTACTCCTAAGGATCTGGTAAGAGCGATCTTACTTTCTGGAGAGATCGCTAAGATTTACGGAGAGATCTCTGAGCTGGCAGGTTTCGGAGATAATGCGGTTAAAGAAGTAAAAAACTCATAAGTACAGATGGGCTTACCAAGATGATGTACTACTACTGGAAACACGGTAGAGTACTCCCATCTGTATTTTATAAATTGCCTAGAGGAGAGCTCTTAGTATTACAGGCTTTTTATGAGCAGGAGATAGATGATAATAACAAAGAGCTAGAGAGGGCAAATAAGAGTAATAGTGTTATGTACAATATCAATCTACTCACATAGAGGAGGTGGCATATATGGCGGTAGAGTTTGGTGCAAAACTTTATTTAAAAGATAATATGTATGCTACCCTTAAGAAAAATCTAGGTTTACAGCGTGAATTTTCGGAGCAGGTAGATAAAACTAATGCGAGTATGCAACAGATGGGGCGTACAAGGGTTAATGCTACTATCAATGCTACGGATAACGCCTCTGGAGTAGTAGAGAGCGTTAGACAAACTGTAAATAGTGTAGGCAATACAACAGTATCCCCAGAGGTATCCTTACAGGATAACGCCTCTGGGGTTATTGGTGCTATACAGGATACCTTAGATACCGTCAATACTACCACAGCTACTCCAGAGGTGGAGGTAGAGGATAATGCCTCTCCTACTATCAGCGAGGTAGAGAGTAGAGTGCATAGGCTGGGGAATGTGAGAGCATTAACCAGAGCAGAGGTAGACGATCAAGCTACAGAAAAGGTAGAGAGAATAACCAAGAGGATCAAGGATCTTACTAAAAAGGTATTCTCTCCAGTGATTAAGCTAAAGGATCTCACGGTTAGTACAGTAGGCAAGATTAAGCAGAGGCTTAAAGAGATAGCCACTACTTTTACTCCTATTGTAAAAATCAGAGATCTAGCCTCACAGGGATTAGCTAAAATCAAAAATACCTTAGGTGGGCTACGAGATAAAGTTACCTCTGTAGCGGTAGGGATCCACGATAGAGCTACATCTGGACTAAATAAAATAAGGGTAGGTGTACGAACAGTAGGAAAGCTGGTGGCTAAGCCTTTTATTTCTGTTAGGGATAAAGCCACAAGTGGGATCACAAAGGTTAGAAACTCCCTAAAATCCGTAGGGAAAACAGTAGCTAAGCCTTTTGTTACTTTGAGGGATAAAGCAAGTGCTCCTCTGGGTAAGGTAGGCGGTGTACTGAAATCTGTAGGAAAGACGGTAGCAAAACCTTTTATAGCAGTAAAAGACGGTGCTAGTAAGATCCTCCACGGTATAGGCAGTAGCTTAAAATCCATCGGTAATATGTCTGTAAAGGCTATGGTAGCGGTAAAGGATGGAGCTAGTGCTGTACTGGGTAAAATCGGTAGTACACTTAAGAGCCTTGCAAAAGGCGTAACAATCGCTGTAGGAATTGCAGGAGCAGGAGCTACAGCTCTTATGGGTAAATCCTTAGGAGAGGGAGCTAAACTACAGCAAAGTATAGGCGGTGTGGAAACACTGTACACAAAGACTAATAGCGATGGTAGTACAGATACATCAGCGGTAGATAAGATGTTACAGTATGCTAATCAAGCATATAAAACTACAGGCTTATCCGCTAATGAGTATATGGAAAATGTTACCTCATTTAGTGCCTCTCTTTTGAGTGCGTGTGCAGGAGATACAAATAAATCCGCTGAGATTGCTAACAAAGCTATGATAGATATGGCGGATAACGCTAACAAGATGGGTACTGATATGGGATCCATCCAGAACGCTTATCAAGGCTTTGCAAAGCAAAATTACACGATGCTGGATAACCTTAAGCTGGGTTATGGTGGTACTAAGGAGGAGATGGATAGGCTCCTTAAGGATGCACAGGCTATCACTGGTACTAAGTACGATATAAACAACTTAGCGGATGTATATACAGCTATCGGAGTAATACAGGATAAATTAAATATCACAGGAACCACAGCAAGAGAGGCAGAGCAGACCTTTAGCGGATCTTTTGCGATGATGAAAGCCTCAGTTACTAACCTTTTAGGTAATTTATCTATAGGGGATGGAGAGGCAGTAGCTAGAAGTATGGGAGAGCTGGTAGAGAGTGCAAGTACCTTTTTCTTTGGTAACTTTATACCGATGCTCCAGACGATTTTTAGCAACTTGCCTACAGCAATAGGAACAGCGGTAGAAAAGGTAGCTCCTCAGATTAAGGAAAATGTATTACCACTCCTTACATCTATCAAGGATGCAATCTTTACAGGGCTGGGTAATATCGGTATTGATACTGGAGCATTACAAGCTATTTTCGATCAGCTTTTTAATGTAAAGGTAGACGGTGGCGGTATTGCTAGTATGTTCTCTTGTCTTAAGGATGGAATAGTACAGGCGATCAATACGATCTTACCTATCATCCCTCCGATTATCTCAGCGGTACAACAGATAGCTCCTGTAGTAGGGCAGGTAATTAGTACGATTATGAGTGGTGTATCTCAGATCATCCCTTATATTGTGCCAGTGATCCAGACTATTACTAATATCATCGTAACAGCTATGCCAGTGATCCAACAGATCATTACAGTAGTGGTAAATGCGATTGTAGCTATTATGCCTACATTGAGCTCTATCTTTACTTTTGTGGGAAATGTGATCCAGCAAGTACTTACCATGATCGGTAATCACATGGGATTATTCCAAACTATTGTATCTGTAGTAGTAACAGTAGTATCTACTGTATGGCAGACCTTAGCCCCTATAATCAGTGCGGTAGTAGATGTGATCCTTACGGTGGTAGATGGACTACTTACAGGAATTGAAACAGTATTCAATTTCTTAGCTCCATACATCTCTCAGATCTGGGGTAGTATCTGTGGATTTTTCGACAGTGCAAGCTCTACGATTACCACTATCGTAGAAACCATTAAGAGTGTATTTCAAGGCTTATTTGATGCGGTATCCACTATCTTCGGTGGTATCTCCAGTGCTGTATCTACAGCGATAGGAACCGTAACAAGTGTAATAAGCGGAGCGATAGATGCTATTAGCGGTTTTGTAGATAAAATTGGTGGTGCAATCTCAAAGGCTAAGGACTTTGTAGGAGGTATCGGAGGTAAGGTTAAGAGTGCTTTAGGTTTTGCTTATGGTAAAGACAGAGTACCATACGATAATTACCCAGCTATCCTCCATCAAGGAGAGAAAGTCTTAACCAGAAATCAAGCAGATCAATATGAGAGGCGGATGAGTACCAGAGGTGTACAGCTTAAGGATGTTACACCTATAGACAGGGATCCAGACGATCCACAGGATAATAACGGAGGTACAGGAGGTACAGGAAATCCACAGGATGGAGATACGCCTAAGAGCGGTGGTATCGGATCCGTAACGATTGAAAAATTGGCGGATACGGTAATCATTGAGAAAGAGGCAGATACAGATAAGGTTGTTTCTGATATGGTGGCAAAATTCAAAAAGTTATTACCTAATATGACTTAACAGGGAGGAGGATACTTAATGGAATTTTGGTTACAACAGAATAGCGATAAGTTTCAACTCCCAGTTAAGCCCTCTGATTACACGGTATCCGTATCCCATAAAAATACGGTTGTCAATGTAATACAGGTAGGAGATGTAAACCTTATCGGTAACACAGGCTTAAGGGAAATTTCTCTTAAGTCTTTTTTTCCAGCAAAAGATTATAATTTTAGCAATAATGCAGGGCGTAAACAGCCTCTAACTTATGTAGAGAAGATCGAGAGCTGGAGAAAGTCTGGTACTCCTATTAGGGTTATCATTACAGGCACTCTTAACATGGAGGCTACAGTAGAGAGCTTTGTGTGGGGAGAGCAGGATGCTACAGGAGATATTTATTATACCTGTAATCTAAAGGAGTACAAAAAAATAAAGACAAAGAAAGCTACCGTTACTATAGCTACTGTAAAGCCTACAGTAAGGGCTACAAAGCCACAGGCTAGTACAGCCAGAACCTACACGGTAAAAAGTGGGGATTGCCTCTGGAAAATAGCTAAACAGTTTTACGGTAGTGGAGCTCAGTACACTAAGATCTACAATGCTAACAGGGATAAGATAAAAAATCCTAATCTTATCTATCCTAATCAAGTATTAACGATCCCTTAGGAGGTGGTAAAGAGTGATAGTAGTGCATAAGAATACAGACATAACAGAGTATGTATCCTCTATGAGCTGGGGCGGTAGCAGAACAGAGGTAGCCAGAAAGTTAGAGCTACACATTGTAAACGCTCCCTTAGATAAAAATATTACTCCTCTTACCATCAACTTAGCGGATCCTGTTTATCTATTTGAGGATGATGGAAAAACAGAGCTTTTTAGAGGCTATGTAGTAGAGAGGGAGGCAAGCAGTACTACAGGTACAGTTACTTATACCTGTTATGATCTTCTTTTCTATACCATCAAGAGTAACGCCACTTATAATTTTAGCTCTAAAACAGCAGAGGCGATAACTCAGATGGTATGTGATGATATGGAGATCCCTGTAGGCTCCTTAGCTCAGACAGGGCTAACACAGAAACTCATAGTACAGAATGTATCTATCTATGAGATTATTATGAGAGCCTATACACAGGCATATCAACAGAACGGAGTAAGCTACAGGGTGGTAGCTAAAAAAGGCTACCTCAATGTAGAGGAAATGGGTAAGGTGGTATGCAGTATTGAGATCACAGAGGATAGCAATATTACCAGCTCCAACTATAAAGAGAGCATTACTAACATGGTTAATAAGGTTCGTATTTATGACGGAGAGGGTAAACCACAGGGAGTAGTACAAAATGATGCAGATGTGAAAAAGTACGGTATATTCCAGCAGACTTACACTAAAGAGGAGGGCAAGGATGCTACTACCACAGCTAAGAGTATGTTTAAGACGGTTGAGAAAACCTTTACTCTGGAGTGTGTAAACCTCAATGAGGCAGTAACAGGAGCAGGGGCGGTAGTGAGAGATAGCTCTACAGGGCTCAGCGGTGTAGTGTGGATAGATGCGGATACTCACACATGGCAAAATGGAGTAGCTACCATGAGCTTAACAGTAACTCTAAAACAAATGATGGATACTAAGGAGGGATAGCATGGCTGGTACTGGGGATAACATGAAAAACGATCATCAATATGCAGAAGTGCTAGAGATGATGCGATCACAGGGAGCTAAAGATAATCCTACCTTAGCCCAGATAGGAGTAATGCAAAGCTCTAACAGCGTAAAGATAGATGATCTGGTACTTAATGCTGAGGATCTGTATATAGCAGATTACTTAGTAGCAGGGTATACCAGACAGATAAAAGTACCTTATGTATCTGGAGTATCTGTGGATACTACACAGAGTAACGGTTTTGCTAGTAAGGATAACCCAGATCCAGATACTAGGGCATGGAAACAGAGCCAGATAACCTATACCGATGGGCTTAAGGCTGGGGATATGGTGCTGGTACAGAAACTTAACGATAATAACAAGTATGTAATCATAGCAAGGGTGGTGGAGGCGTAAATGAGTTTATTTCCTTTTGCAACAACAGAGGATCTTACTCTAACGGATCAAGAGGTAACAGCCTCCTCTATCCGTGAGTATGAGATCGACTTTGAAAAAGGCACACTCACAGGGAGGATTGTAACTGGTGTAGATGCTCTTTGTGTGTGGGCTTACTTAGCTCTTAAGGCTAAGAGATACCGCTGGATTATATATAGCTGGGGTTATGGGGATGAGGTTTATGATCTCATCGGATATAGCTACAGTGAGGAATACCTTAACAGTGAGGTAAGGCGGTATATGGAGGAGTGCTTATTTGAGAATGAGCACATAACAGGAGTACAAGATCTGGAGGTATCCCAGATTAAAGATGTACTCCACATAAAATTTACTCTGGTAACAGATGTAGGTAGTAAGGAGGTGGAAATGGATGTATGAGGATCAGACATACGAAAATATATTAGATAGATCCCTAGCAAGGGTGGCAAGTGATGTAGATAAGCGTGAGGGCTCCGTTATTATGAACGCTATAGCCCCTGTATCCGCAGAGCACGCAGATGTATATATCCAGCTAGGTAATATCGTAAATAATGGGTATGCAGATACCGCAGTAAGAGAGTTTCTAATCCTCCGATGTAAGGAAAGAGGTATTATCCCTTATGAGGCTACTAAGGCTACTCTAAAGGGTAAATTTAATATGGAGATCCCTATAGGATCCAGATTTAATCTGAATGAGCTTAACTATGTAGCCACAGCATTTATAGAGAGTGCCGATGGCTATTTTTATTATCAGATGGAGTGTGAAACAGAGGGTACTAATGGTAATAAGTTTTTTGGAGAGCTTAGCTCCATTGAGTACATTGATAAGGATCTTACTGGAGAGCTTACAGAGCTCCTTATCCCAGCGGAGGATGAGGAGGATACAGAGGCTCTAAGGACACGATACCTTAACTCCTTTGATAGTAACCCTTTTGGCGGTAATAAGCAGGATTATGTAGAGAAAACCGATGCTCTGGATGGTGTAGGCGGTACAGTGGTTATCCCTGTATGGAATGGGGGAGGCACTGTTAAGTTAATCATTATCAATAGTGATTTTGGAGTAGCATCTAGCACGCTGGTAAAAACGGTGCAGGAGGCTATAGATCCAGATCCACAGGGTACAGGTAGTGGCATAGCTCCTATAGGGCATACCGTAACAGTAGTATCCGCTGTAGGTAAAACGGTAAGCATAAAATCCAGAATAACTCTAAATGATGGCTACCAGTGGTCGCAGGTAAAACCTAAGGCGGAGGAAACTCTGGAGGCGTATTTTTTGGAAATGCGTAAGAACTGGGAGAAAGGTAACTTAGTAGTGCGTATCTCTCAGATAGAAAACAGGCTCCTTAATCTGGATGGGATCTTAGATGTGGCGGATACACAGCTAAACGATGTAGCCAGTAACTTAGCCTTAGCACAGGAGGAGATACCTCTGTTAGGAGGTGTTTATATTGGCTAGAGAGATTGATCTATTAGGCTATTGGATGCCTGTACTCCGACAGCTTAAAGAGTTTAAGGAGATAGCAAAGGCGGAAACACCAGAGCTTAAGTACATCCTAGAACAGATTGAGCGTACTCTTAACAATATGTTTATTGAAACAGCGGATGAGTACGGTATTAAGCGTTTTGAGGATATGATGGGTATTTACCCAGAGGCAGGAGCCAGCCTAGAAACAAGGCGTTTTAATGTGCTGGTTAAGTGGAATGATAAAGTACCTTATACGGAAAAAGAGCTTTATAACAGGCTTATTAGTATCTGTGGAGATGATAACTTTAGCGTTAATCCAGATTATAAAAATTATTTTTTAGAGATTATAACTCATTTAGGGATAGAGGGGGCGTTTGATACGATCTCCTCTATTTTGCAGGATATGATCCCCTGTAATCTGGTGCTGGATCTTAAAAACACTTTGGAGGAGGGAAATACAACTCCTTTTAGTGTGGCGGTAGTATCCTGTGTGGCTATGAGGTATCAGATCACAAACGATATTAACCCTAAGGTAGCTACAGAGAGCCCTATGTACTACGGTGTAGGCTTAGGTAGAGCTGGTACTCACATTATCACTCACGATATAAAGAGTACTGTAAATAAGAGCTCGGATCTCAATGTAGCACAGGCATTATCTACAGGAGGCTCCTCTGGAGCTATCACAATGGATATAGCTGTAAAGGATGAGGTAGCAAGCCCTCATTATGAGGGAGTAGGCGTTGGAATGGCGTTTACAAAAATCATTACCCACGATATTAACAGCAAAGCAACTAACAGCGGTAATACTACTGTAGCAAGCCCTGTAAACACAGCTACAGTTATTACAATAAATTAAAGAAAAGGAGTGTGATAAAATGGGTGCTTTTAAGAGTGCAGTAATCACAAAAAAAGGACAGGAACTCTTAGCAAAAGTGGTAGCAGGTACTACTAAGCTGGAGTTTACTAAGATCAAGGTATCCGATACTAAGTTATCTGGAGATCTGGCAAGTATGACAGGTATCGGTACTATCAAACAGGAGGAAAAGGTAGCCTCTGTAGTGAGAAAGAATGGATCTAATGTTACAGTATCCGCTAGTTTCTCTAATCAGACCTTAGGACAGGGTTATTATGTAAGAAACTTAGGACTTTATGCAAATGATCCACAGGCTGGAGAGATCCTCTACAGTATCTCAGTAGCAGACGAGAGTACCGCTACAGCGGATTATATGCCTCCATTTAATGGTATCGGTGTAAGCTCCCTTATGGTGGATCTTGTAACAGCGGTATCTAATGCCTCTAGCGTAAAGGTAAACGTAGATCCTACCGCTGGAGCCACAGTAGCCCAGATCGTTAATTTACAGGAGCAGATTGACGATGTTAAGAGCTTTGTAGGATATGAGAGCTCCGATGTATACGGTGTGGAGATTGATTTTCCTAATAGACGATTTACCAGAATTGCAGGAGCAGAAAATCTTACCGCTGGAGCTGATTTTGATAAGCTCAATCCGTGGGGCGGTAGAAAGAGATGTATCTTAGCCGATGATGGTACAGTACTTGCATACAGAGGAGAAACAGGATACACAGAGGCAGGAGCTACTACTGTAGAAATTAAAAAGACAGTAGACGGAGCAGAAAAAACCTATGCTAGTGGTACTAAGGTACAGGTAATGGTAGAACAGCCTGTATTTTATGTTAAGGCTGTACCTGTAAGCTCTAAGAACGCTACAAGCGGTAAGGGTAAGCAGTACACTAAGGGTAGATTTTATATCAGCCCTACACCTAAGGCAGGATTTACAGCTCCTAGAGCCTTTTACGATAATCACGGTATCGTACAGGATAAGATCTATCTCTCAGCGTTTGAGGGCTGTATCTATGATACGGATGCTAAAAAGTATCTTACAGCGGATGAGCAGGTAGCGGATTTTGCTACAGATATGCTCTCCTCTATTGCAGGAGTTAAGCCAGCCAGTGGACTTACACAGAACCTCACTAGAGCGAATGTGAGAAAGCTCTGTACTAACAGAGGTACAGGCTGGGAAAGTCACAGTATTTTTGCTATGGCGGTTACAGAGTGGCTCCTTATGATTGAGTACGCTAGTTTAGATGCTCAGCGTAAAGTAGGTAGAGGCGTTTGTGATTTTACCGATGATGGTAAAACTAATATGTCGGTAAATACTGGAGCTACCTCTGGTTTAGGTAATGGCTCTGGCATTGATCCTAACGGTGGCGTAGATGGTAAATGCTCAGTATCTTACAGAGGAGAGGAAAACCTCTGGGGTAATATCTGGACTTGGTTGGATAAGGTAAATATCTTAGCTAAAGGACAGAATGAGGTATTTGTGCATGAGATCGGAGCTACAGTAGCAGATGATACTACCACAGGATACAAGAGCTTAGGCTATCACTGGAGCCATAGTAACGGTTATCAAAGTGCCTTTGGTATTGATCCAGAGCATCCAGAGTTACTCATCCCTACAGAGGCTAGTGGATCTGATGTATTCACAGGTAACTATGTATGGCAGAACTACACCTACAACGGTTTCTTAGTGGCTATTTTGGGCGGTGCGTGGGATAGTGGCTCTGGTTGCGGTTTCGATCTGGGTGGTAATAGTACCTCTGGTGGTCGCGGTCGTGGTATCGGCGGTCGCTTGCTGTATGTGCCTCAAACAAAGGTTGCATAAACTTTTGAGGAAAAATAAATAAAATCAAAAAGGGTAATAGGAGGAGCTGGAAAGCTCTTTTTTATTACCCTTTTTGTCGGTAGCTGATAAGGTTTCTTAATTACTAAATTAGGCAGTAAATGGAATAATGGCTCTAATTGCAGTTTCAATCTGAATGGTAATAATACCTCTGGTAATCGCAATCGTAATATCAGCAGTCACTTACTATATGTGCATATAAAAATAAAAGAAAATCAGAGAAATATGTGTTCACTGTGACACTTATTTTACATTAAGTGAGTAACAGCTACCGTGGCTCTTGCCAGAACATAAAACTCCTCTATGAGGAGCGGTAAAAAATAGCTAAGAGGGTGCTTATAGCGGAGAGATCCGTAAACCATGTTAGCCTAGCAAGCTAAGAACTGATTGTTATGTGAACGATAGCACAGGGGTACTACAACAGGTAGTTAGCTCCCTCTTATGTACATACAAAATTATGATAAGGTGGGTGCCAAAACATATGAAAGATACTGGAGATTTATTTTCTAAGATATGCGATATGGATAATCTTAGAAAAGCCCACAAGAACGCAAAGAGAGGTAAAGGGTGGTATGCAGAGGTAAAGCGTATAGAGAAAGATCTGGATCATTACCTAAGGAGACTACAGGAAAATCTAATAGAACACAGGTATCATACCTCCGACTATGAAACTTTTATAAGAAAAGAGGGAAATAAGGAGAGGGAGATTTATAAGTTACCGTACTATCCAGACCGTATATGTCAATGGGCTATCTTACAGGTTATAGAGCCCTACTTACTTAATTCCATGACAAAGGATACCTATAGTGCAATCCCTAACAGGGGGATCCAGCCTATTATCAATCAGTTACGAGGGTATAAGAAAAAGATTAAGAAAGATGGAAAAGTAGTAGCGGAGAAGTGGATACCCAGTATTTTAATATCAGATCCAGAGGCTACAAAGTATTGCTTAAAGCTGGATGTAAGAAAGTATTATCCCAGCATTGTACACGATGTACTAAAGGCTAAGTATAGAGAGCTCTTTAAGGATGAGGAGCTTATCTGGTTAATGGATGAGATCATAGATAGTATTAGTACTTGTCCAGCCACAGAGGAAAATATAGAGATCCTCCAGAGGCTAGGTGTGGCGGTAAATATTATCATAGACGATAACGGTAGAGAGTTTGTGGATGGCGTAGGTATTCCCATTGGAAACTATGTTAGCCAGTATGACGGTAATTTTAATCTATCTGTAGTAGATCACTGGCTCAAAGAGGTTAAGGGCGTTAAGTACTACTTTAGATACATGGATGATATGGTTATTTTCGGTAGCAGTAAAGAGGAATTACACAAACTCAAAAGAGAGTTAGATGAGTTTATGGCGGTAAATCTTAAGCAGGTGCTTAAGCATAACTGGCAGGTATTTCCTACTAAGGTAAGAGGTGTAGATTTTGTAGGCTATAGATTTTTCGGAGAGTATACCTTACTCAGAAAATCAACTTGCAAAACATTTAAGCGTAGGATGCTTAGCATCTCCAGTAAAAGAGAAAACAATGTGAGCCCTACTTATAGTGAGTGGTGCTCATTTAATAGCTATGTGGGCTGGCTACAGCATTGTGATAGCTTTAGGCTATACCAGAAATATGTAGAGCCTAATGTAGAATATATGCACAATTATTACTTAAAGGAGGTAAAAGGTAATGCAGAAATTTGTAAACGTAAGAACTACAGCGGAGAGTGTAAAGCCTCTTGAAATTGATGATTACCATGTATATGTAAATACAGGTATCAAAGAGATCCATGAGGAGGCTAAGGAGGGAGATCTTAGCTCTGGGTTTGATGGGTTTGAAATTGAAACACAGGAGATCTATGAGAAAGATGAGTACATCCAGCTCATGGCAGAGAAAAACAGCTCCTTAGAGGAGCAGGCTACAGATTTACAGTTAGCCTTAGCAGATGTGTATGAGCAGATGTTAGGGTTATCAGCTAACTAAGAGGGAGGAGAAAGATTATGGCACAGGTTTACGCTACTTTGATCCGCAAAGGGTTAAGGACTATTGATAATATACCAAAGGATCTCAGAAAAGCCGTACAAAAAATCTTAGACGGAGATAATGAGTAGTATGTTACTCAATATTATCTTAAAAACAATACTCAGAAAGGAGGTAAAAGCTATGGCAGTAATTTACGCTACCCTTATTGTAAAGGGCAAAAAGACGATCAATGATGTACCGCCAGTAATCAGAGAGCAGGTTAAGCAGATCCTCATTGATCTTGATTTACCAGAGCTTGCAGAGTAAGCCACAGGGGGAGAGCATTTAGCTCTCCCTTTTATTATGGCGGAAAGGAGGATCTTATGGATATGGCTACAGATGCAGATATTAACATCGAGCATAGACTTACTGAGGTAGAACAGCGAGCAAAGAGTAACACTAATCGACTTAATGAGCATGATGAGATACTCAAAAGCAATAGTGAGATGATTGGAGCTATAAAGGAGCTGGCTACTGAGGTTAAGTATATGCGTGGGGATCTGAATGAAACCGTTGAGAGGCTTAACAAGCTGGAGGGTAAGGATGGGGATAAGTGGGATAAATTCAAGTGGCTTATTGTAACAGGGAGTGTAACACTTATCTTAGGATACTTAGCGGTTTCTGTAGGATTAAAGTAAGGAGGTGATCCAGTTTATCTCTTTACCTCATTTTGAGGTATCGTAGCAACTATTAACAAACTCACAAGGAGGTACAGTATGAATTTAAAAGTTAGAGTAAAAAATCCTGTATTCTGGGTACAGATTGTACTTAGTATTTTAACTCCTGTGCTTGCGTATGCAGGACTTACAGCACAGGATCTTACCACATGGAGTAAGGTAGGGGAGCTCATTGTAGGAGCTATCTCTAATCCTTATGTACTCTCTTTAGTGGTGGTATCGGTTTGGAACACTCTAAACGATCCTACTACAAAGGGATTAGGCGATAGTGCCAGAGCAAAGAGCTATACAGCTCCACAGTAAATATATTTATCAGACAGACAGGGAGAGCCTTTACAGGGCTCTCCTTTTTAAGTGTTTAGATAGGAGGTATTATTATGACAGAGAAAGAAATCAGATCAAAGGTTGTTGAGATCGCTAAAGGTTGGTTAGGCTGTAAAGAGAGTGACGGATCCCATAAAAAGATTATTGATACTTATAACGCTTGTAAGCCACTCCCTAGAAGTTATGCTGTAAAATATACAGATGCGTGGTGTGCTACTTTTGCATCCGCTGTAGGTATTAAGGCAGGGCTTACAGATATTATCCCTAGAGAGTGTAGCTGTAATCAGTTTATCCAGCTTGCTAAGAATATGGGTATCTGGGTAGAGAATGATGCTTACACTCCATCCGCTGGAGATATGATCCTCTATGATTGGGATGATAACGGAGTAGGAGATAATACAGGTAGTGCGGATCATATCGGTATTGTAGTATCTGTATCTGGAGGCGTTATTAAGGTTATCGAGGGTAACAAGAGTAACGCTGTAGGCTATAGAGATCTTGCAGTAAACGGTAAGTATATCAGAGGCTTTGTTACTCCTAAGTACAGCTCTAAGGCTACTAAAGAGGAGGCTCCTAAGCCATCTGGTAACGGAGGAGGCTCTTACAATATTGGAGATATTGTAAACTTTACAGGATGCCTCCACTATACCAGCTCTACAGCTAGTGGCGTTGCATACGGTTGTAAGGCAGGACAGGCTAAGGTAACTAACAAGGCTGAGGGTGCGGTACATCCGTATCATTTACAGGCTATCTCTGGTAAGGGCTCTACTGTATATGGCTGGGTAAATGCTGGAGATATTTCTGGTAAGACAGGCGGAGGATCCGCTAAGACCTACACAGTAGTTAAGGGAGATACTCTTAGCAAGATCGCTAAAAAGTATGGAACTACTGTAGATACTCTGGTTAAGCTCAATGGTATCAAAAATAAAAACCTTATTAACATCGGACAGGTAATCAAGTTACCTTAATCCTTTAGGCACTCCTTAATATTTTTTCATATAGAGGGCTACTGGCTGTAAAATGCTGGTAGCCCTCATTTTTTAGTTGTATCTAGTATATAAGGGGTGTATACTAGATAGGAACTGAAAACAGCCTCATAAAGCCCTCTATTTTATCGAGGGTAAAAGTCTACACCTAATATATAAAAGTGGCTGTATGAGGCACACAGGAGCTCACAGGACTATTACAGGAGGGTAAACAGGATGGCATACAGGAAAATAACGGATATAAAAGATACTATTGGTATGAGAGCGGTATTTTATGCCAGAGTATCTACAGCGGAGGAGGAACAGCTAAACGCTATAGAACTCCAGATTGAGGAAAATAGAGGATGTATTAAGGATCATGGCTGGAAACTGGTAGGAGAGTATATTGATCGCAGTAAGAGCGGTACGATGGTAAAGGGCAGAGATGATTACCAGAGGCTCTATGAGGATCTGTATGAGGATCTATTTGATATTGTAGTAATCAAGGATCAAGAGAGGCTCCAGAGAAATACTCTGGATTGGTACCTCTTTATTAACAGGGTAGTACAGACAGGAAAGCTCCTGTTTATGTACATGGATGGGAAATTTTACTCCCCAGATGATGCTCTTATCACAGGTGTACGAGCGATTATAGCGGAGGAGTTTAGTAGAAATCTTAGTAAGAAACTCCATAACTACCACGATCATAGAATAGAAAAAGCCAGACAGGGGCAGGAGATAGCCTTACAGGGTAGTGGTAATATATATGGATGGGATAAAAAAGATGGTAAGTATTATATAAATCCAGAACAGGCTAAGGTAAGGAGGCTCATGTGTGAGGGAATTATGGCAAGAAAAGGCTCTACCCTCATAGCTAAGGAGCTTAATGATGCTGGATACCGTAACACGGTAGGGAAACCGTGGAAACCTATGGATATACCTAAATTTGTATATGATTGTAAAAATGTAGGTACCATGATTATAAACAAAGAAAGACACGATTTTGAGAGTAAGCAAACTATAAAACTCCCTAAGGAGGAGTGGGTATATGTAGAAAACGCTCTCCCTCCGATAGTCACACAGGAGGAGTGGGATCTAATCTGTAAGATCCATGAGGAGAGAGTAATAGCCACAGGATCCGACAGGAGAGGCAAGAAAACCAGCGGATACTCTTTTAGTGGTAAGCTGGTATGTGGTATCTGTGGGGCTCCTTACTGGAGGAAACAGAGAGTATCTAAGGATGAGTACTGGGTATGCAGTACAAAGCAGACTAAAGGCAGGAGAACCAGAAAAAGAGATAGCACGATGGGGAAAACTGGAGAGATAAATCCTTTAGGCTGTGATAATGAAAATATCTCTTATAACTCCCTCATGGAGATAATGGGGGTAGTATCAGAGCGATTACAGGCAAATACAGACACAATAAAGCATGATATGATAAATTGGCTTACTAAGCTCAGAAAACAGCTCCTAGAGGCAAATGGAGGGCATACAGAGGCAGATCTACAGCGTGAGCTCTCCAGAAAAAGTAAGCTACTGGATGCCTACTTAGATGGGATCCTAAATAAACAGGAATACCAGAAAAAAGCAGAGGAGTTAGATGAGAGGATCATCCAGCTCAAAGCAGAAACAGAAAAGAATAAGGCTAACTCTGGAGATATTGCAGAGATAGATAAGGTACTTGCTAACATAGATGAGGAGGTATCCAGATATGTAGATGGTAATGAGAAATTAAAAGTAGAATACCTCTTAGAGCACTTAGAGCAGGTACAGATATTCCCAGATAAGGTTATAGTTATAGTGCCGATATTGAGCGAGGGGATAGTAGTAGAAAAAGCTCAGTATGTATCTAGGGAGAAATGTTCCAAGATACATACTGAAAGCATGATCCACTACTTAGAGGATTATATGTACTGTACTAGAAAGTTGGGGCTTTATGTGCAATTAGTGGCATAAATTATATAGGGGTTATCTAAATATATTTACCTCCTGTGATTAAGTTATATAAAGACTAAATCACAGGAGGTTTATTTTTATGATAACAGTAGAAAAACTGGAAAAAGGTACTTATTTTGATGATGCTTTTAAAATCTCATTTAGATACGATCCCACTACTGTAGCTAAAGTAAAAGAGCTGGCAGAGCGGAGATATTTACCAGAGGATAGAGCGTGGGAGATCCCAGCACATGAGCTACCAGCTCTCATAGAGAAAGTAGGGCTTAGCAATATCAAAAGTGAGGAGGCTGTAGTACAAGCCCTCAATACTAAGGAGATTGAGGATAAAAGGGAGGCTACACAGGAGAGGCTAAAGGGTATTAAGCCTGTAAGAGATTTTGATTTTAAGACAGCTCCCCTCCCTCATCAGATCGAGGCTTTTAATTATGGAATGGAGAAAAACTCTTTACTTATCGGAGATGAGCAGGGCTTAGGCAAGACAAAGGAAAGTATTGATATTTGTGTAGCCAGAAAGAAAGAGCTCATTAAAACCCTTATTGTGTGTGGGGTAAATTCTGTAAAATATAACTGGGAGAAAGAGATCCAGATCCACTCTAACGAGGGCTGTGTAATGGTAGACGGTAAGACAATGGATGTTAGAGTACAACAGCTAAATGACTGGTACAGAGGCTCCTCTTATTTTGGGGTTATCAATATTGAGAGCCTCAGAAATGAGAAAATACAAGATGCTCTCTATCTGGGGATTAAGGATGGCTATATAGGGGCTATTATTGTTGATGAGATCCATAAGGCTAAAAACGGAGGCTCTCAACAGGGAAAAGCCCTTAGATTTTTGAAAGCTCCAGTTAAGATAGGATTATCTGGTACTCCAATGAATAAAGCGGAGGATCTGTGGAATATCCTTACATGGTTGGGAGTAGAGAGGAGATCCTTTTATAGTTTTAGAAATGCCTATTGTACTATGGGAGGTTTCGGAGGCTATAAAGTAATCGGATATAAAAACTTAGATAGCCTCAATGCTGAGTTAAATACTGTAATGCTTAGAAGAAAGAAAGAGGAGGTACTAGATCTCCCTCCTAAGCTGTACAGTACTGAGTATGTAGAACTTACCACAGCTCAGAAAAAACAGTACAGGGATATTAAAAATGGCATTGTAGCGGATATGGAGAATATCTTAGCCTCTGTTAATCCTCTTAACTGTACTCTCCGCCTCAGACAGCTTACCAGCGGTAATCCTAACTTAACAGATGATAGCCCTAAGCTGGATCGTATTAAGGAGATGCTGGAGGAGGAGATTATCCCTAACGGTCACAAGGCTATCATATTTTCTCAGTGGAGCACGATAGCTAAGGATCTGGGGATAGAGCTTAGTGAATATGATCCAATTGTAATTACAGGAGAGGTACCTCCAGAGCAGAGGCAGAGATTAGTAGACAATTTCCAGACTAACCCACACTGTAAAGTAGCTATAGGAACTATCGGAGCTATGGGTACTGGATTAACTCTAAATAAAGCCTCTTATGTATTCTTTATGGATAAAGCATGGAATAGCGGAGATAATGCACAGGCTGAGGATAGAGCCCACAGAATAGGTACCGTAGGGGCTGTAAATGTAATCTCTATGGTGGCTAAGGGTACAATAGATGAGGCAGTAGAGGATTATCTGTTAGAAAATAAAGATCTCATTGATCGAGTAGTAGACGGTAAAGGATCTAAGCAGGATATTAAAACCATCCTTAACAAATTACTTAGCATTTAATATACAGGTGTGGTATAATAACTCAAAATGGAGGTACATAATGAGAGCGATAACAATAGATGCAGATACAGGAAAAAGAGTATACACAAGGAAAGAGGTAGCGGATCTGGTAGGAGCCTCTACTCAATCTATCCGCCTCTGGGAAGATGCTGGAGCTATTCCAGCCAGTGTAAGAGATGAGGGAGGCTATAGATACTGGTATGAGGAGGATCTGGAGGCTATAAAGGCTTATGCCTCATTACCGAGAAAAGCAAAACTTAAAAAGTAGCCCTAAGTGTGAGGAGAGTGTAACAGCTCTCCTCTTTTTTTTTTGCCCTTAATTTTGAGGGCTATCTAAAAATTTACCGTTTGTGTGATTAGGTTAAGTATCAAAAGAAAAGGAGGTAAGCAGGATGCTTAAAATCAGTTTTACAAATGCTGAGGTATCGGATCACGGATACGGTTTAGAGGTAAATGGTAAATCCTTAGAGGATATTATTTCTACCGCCTTAGGAACTAAACTTAAGGGTAATGGTGGTTATGGATCTGGATTACCTAGCTTTAGCTCTAATAGCTGTGATGTAACGGTTACTATCAATCCACACGATAAAGAGTGTGAGATTGAAACAGGGGATAACGTGTGGCACAGCGTAGAGGAAATGGAGGCAGAAAAGAGTGAGCAGTTTCAAGAGGAAAATGCAGAGGCAGATCCAGAAAAATAATGGTACCCTCCTCCACAAAAAGGTAGTAGCTAGAAAGATGGGCTGTAAATCCGTGGAGGAGTATAACCGTAGAATGGCACGCAGAGAAAAGAATTTAAAAGAGATGGAGGATAACAAAGATGGAAAATGATTTTACAGCAAGGGTAGCAGGTATCAGCGTAGAGCTGGGTATGAGTGTACAGAATAAGAGTGGTATCTGGTGTAAGCCTACAGTAAAGATGGATATTAAGATTGATGGAGGTACGAACCCTCAGCAGAGAGAGGCTATTATTAAACAGGCTTTTGATGAGGTTTGTGATAACATTGAGAAAACCATCTCAGAGATGGAGTAATACTTACAGGGGGGGGAGAGTATCTCTCCTCTCTCCTTAACTGGAGGTAATTATGGCAAAACAGATAAAAGTAAGAGAGGATAATTACTTTGCTGTACAGGGCTGGATGGTAACAGAGCTAAAACTAAAGGGTAACGCACTTATGCTCTATGCGATCATCTACGGATTTTCTCAGACTACTAACACAGCTTTTACAGGGAGTGTAGATTACCTCTGTGAGTGGCTGGGTGGTGTATCAAGACCTACGATAATTAACACTTTAGATAACCTAGTTAAGCAGGGGCTCCTCACTAAGAGTAGTACCACTAAAGGAGCTCTCATTTACAACAGCTATACAGCTTTAAGACCGAGTAAAAAAATTTTATCCGATGAAGATCCAACGAGTAAAAAAACTTTACCCGATACGAGTAAAAATTTTTTACTCAATAAAGATAGTAAAGATAATATAGAAAAATCCATCTCTAAAGAGATGGAGGGCAAAGCCCCTAAAAAGAGATCTTATAGTACTATCTTAGAGGATCCTGTTAATAAGTTTGTGAAAGAGGCTCTTAGTAAATTTATACAGTACTGTAGGGGTAAAAACTATACGCCTAAGGTAACTACTGTAGAAAAGTTTGCTAGTACTCTTAGAGATAATGCTGGAGAGGATCCTGTAGTGGCTCTGGCTATTGTGGATCAGAGTATAGATAAGGGATGGAAAGATCTCTATCCACTTAAGAACTATGGTAGACAGGGAAAGCCTACAGCGATCAGTAAAAAATTTAGTGGTAATACCCTTAAAGATGCTGAGGGTAAAGATATTGTGTTTAAGTAATCTGGAGGAGGGTGTAAAAGCTCTCCTCTAAATTTTTACCTCTTTTGTGATTAGGATTACTCAAAAGGAGGTAAAAGCGGATGAAATGCTATGCAAGTGATTATTGCCAGAAAGATAAAAGCTCCTGTAGTGATGTATGCGGAGGCTACAGAGTACTTAGAGCTTTATACAATTTAAGCAGGATCCCAGAGAGATACCGTTATACTATCGCTCTTAAGCCAGAGAATGGAGAGGATCTGGAGGCGTTTACAACTCTGGATAATTATAAAAATGATGTGCTCAGTATGGTAGATGAGGGCAGAGGTTTATATATCTGGGGAAAGAGTACAGGGAATGGTAAAACCTCATGGGCTTGTAAAATTATGAGTTACTTTTTTCGGAAGATAGCTTTTAATACAGGGCTGGAAAATGAGGGGCTATATATATTTCTCCCCACTTTTTTAGAAGATCTCAGAGATAATTATGATAATAAAGATCCAGAGTTTGATGAGATCCTTAGAATGATAAAAACCTGTAGGCTCCTTATCATAGACGATATAGGAGCAGAGAGGGTAACAGATTGGGTAAGGGAGAGAATGGTAAGTATTATAAATACCAGAGTATCTAATAACCTCACTACGATCTATACCAGTAACCTCTCTCCAGAGGAGCTTAGGGGCGAGTTAGGGGATCGGATAGCCAGTAGAGTATTAGGATCCTCACAGGTAGTAGAAATTACAAGCGGAGATAGGAGGGGGATTATAAATGGCTAATATGATTGAGCAGAGCTTACTCTGTAAGGTATTAGATGCTCCAGATCTGGAAATCCTCCACTCTAACGGAGTAATAGAGGAGATGTTTCTTACTTGTAAGGATGAGATCCATTTTATCATAGAGCATTACAACAGCTATAAGCAGATGCCAGACAAACTAACCTTTTTAGGCAGGTTCAAAGATTTTCAAATGCTGGAGGTTACAGAGAGTACGGATTACTTAGTATACAAGCTCAAAGAGGCTTATACATATACTAAGCTGGTGCCTCTCATTGAGGATACAGCAAAGGTAGTAAAAGAGGATAGTATTAAGGCGATCCAGTATCTCAAAGAGGAAATAGAAAAGCTGGAGAAATCCGTACCAGTGAGCAGGAATAAAGATGGCTATGATATTATCTCTAACGCTGGAGATCGTCTTACAGAGTATAAAAAGCGTTGTGAGGTAAAGGGGCTTATAGGTATTCCTACAGGTATCCCTAAGCTGGATGAGATTACTAATGGCTGGCTCTGGGGAGAGGATCTGGTAGTACTTACAGGGCGTACTAATGTAGGTAAAACATGGATCGGAGAGTACTTTGCTACTATGGCGTGGAATATGGGTTATAAGATCCTTATGTACTCTGGAGAGATGAGTACCGCTATGGTTGGTTTTCGTTTCGATACCCTCAATAAGCACTTTAGTAATATGGGGCTCCTTAATGGATCTGGTACTCTGGGAAAAAAGCCAGATACAGACGGAGCAAAGTACTTACAGGAGGATTACGAGAAGTACATAACACAGCTCCAGCAAAAGAGCGGATTTATCGTAGTTACTCCAGATGATTTTGAGGGGCGTAAGCCTAATGTGGATGAGATCAAGAGCTTAGCTATTAAGCATGGGGCGGATATGATTGTAATAGATCAGCTCTCTCTTATGAGTGATAAGCGTAGGGCGGATATACCTAGAATAGCTTATAACAATATTTCAGAGGATCTCTTTTTGATGAGTAAGGAGCTTAAAAAGCCTGTACTCCTTATGGCACAGGCTAACCGTGAGGCAGTTAAGAACCGTAAAAAGGGAGAGAGCCCAGAGCTCCATGATCTGGCAGAGAGTGACGGTGTAGGACAGAACGCCACAAGAGTATTATCTCTATCCGTGATAGATGGCACTCTTAAGATCAGCATTAAGAAAAACAGATATGGTATCAATAACAAAGAGGTACTTATGATCTGGGAAGTAAACACAGGATACCTTAAGCCCCTACTTAGTGAAAATCCAGAGGAGAGTACAGAGGATAAAAAGGATGATAAACCAGACGGAGAGCAGGATAAAGGAGGAGAGAAAGATTATGGTTTCTAAAGGCGGAGTACCTAAGGGGAGGATCATCCCTGTATATCT